ATGTTGAACAGCAGTCAGTTGGTTGAAAGCAGGGCGGCGCCGCGGCAAGGGCGCCAGTTACAGGGACGCAGCAAGAAGTCGCAGCTGCATATCGCCCGCATCGCGCAGTACATCCGCGAGCAGGGCCAGGCCAGCGCGGCGCAGTTGTCCGCCTTGCTGGGACTCGATGCGGGCACCATGAGCCGCTATCTGCGCCACATGTGCGGCATGGGGCAGATCCACCTGGCGCAGCGCCATTGCACCGAGCCGGGACGCCAGCGGCCCGCCCTGTACGCGCTGGGCGAGCAGGACGACGAGGTCGACGGCTGGGCCGAGCTGCCGCCGCAAGTGCGTCGCACGGCCAGCTGGGCACGCGGCACGGCCAGCCGCGATCCGCTGGTGGCGGCGCTGTTTGGCCCCGCAAGTAACAACGATTAGTATCAACGAGGAACGAGGAGATATCATGGGATTCGCAGAAAAATTCATCGCATCGCTGTCGTCGCAAAACCTGCGCGACGATGCCGTCCACCACGACCTGGATGTGATCGCGGCGGCCGCGCTGGCCGGCGACATGGGCGCCTTGCTGTGCCGCGTCAAATACGCGGACGGCACCGTCAGCCGCCTGTTCGAAGGCAATGCGGGCAACCTGGCGCAGCTGCTGCGCGCCTGGACGGCGGCCGTGACGCAGAAGGGCCGCGCGCGACGCTGGGTCAAGGCTCAGACGGCCTGGGATGCGCAGGCGGCCAATACCTTGTACCGCCGCGTGGCCGAAGCGTCGCTCGCGCATTGGCTCGACAGCAAATGCAAGGTCTGCCACGGCACGGGCGTCGTCGCCGCCATGCAGGCCGGCGCGCCTGTCGTTTGCAAGGCGTGCCACGGTGGCGGTGAAGCGGCCATCAGCTGCTCCGGCGGCTTCGAGCTCGAACGCATCAAGGACATGGTCAGCGAACTGGAAGGCATCTTCCAGTCGCACGGCGCCCGCGCCATGCGCCGCCTCGGTCACTGAAATTTTTTTTGCAATATGCCTGGCACTGAAAAAAACGCCCCTACAATAGAGTCTCGATCACACAGCAACAGAAACACCGGCAACACAGCAGTACACCACATGCTTCTCCACTCGTAATAGACGCGCTTTCGGCGCGACACCGATAGGGGAAATCAGCGCAGCGAACGGCCTTCATGGCCCCTTCGCCCAACATCCATCCGGCATGGCCCCATGCCATCCGGACGCCAGCCCGCCGCCTCACCGCGCGCGGGCTTTTTCGTTTCATCTCCCATTTTTCAGTTTCTCCCACAAGACCGCCCCGGCGGTTTTCATCCCACGAAAGGTATTACTTATGGCACTGACAGCAAACGGCATCGACAGCGTGATCGTTATCAGCAAACAAAGCGCGGAAGGCAGCAAGGCCGCCGCCGGCGGCGGCCAGATTTATCCCCGCGTGACGGCCACCTTCGACACGGAGGCGGACAAATACGCGAGCGCCGAAATCGACGCCAGCCAGCAGCAGGGCGATACCCGCCTGGGTAACTTCCGCACCACGGGCGCCATCAAGGCCGAAGCGGCGTGCGGCACGTATGCGCCGCTGATGGCCGCGCTGCTGCGCCGCGACTTCACGGCGGGCGGCGTTGCTGCCGCACAAACGACCATCGCCGCTGCCGCCTCCGGCCTGACGCGCAGCGCCGGTTCCTGGCTGGCCGAAGGCTTCCGCGCCGGTAGCGTGGTGCGCATCACCGGCATGACGGCGCCGGCCGCCGCCAACAACGCGAAGAACTTCTTCGTCACGTCGGTGACGGCCACCAACCTGAATGGCCAGTTCATGGACGGCTCGGTGATGATCGTAAAAGCGGCCGGCGACTCGGTCGGCGTGGCAGCCGTCGGCAAGCGCAGCTTCACCCCGTTGACCGGCCATACCACGGACTGGTTCACGGCCGAAGTGCAGGACCCGAACATCGGCGTGCACCGCAGCTTCGTCGACCAATTGGTCAGCAAGATGGACATCGCCGTGCAGCCGAACGGCATCACCAGCCTGGATTTCACCCTGATGGGCAAGTCGGAAGGCCCGACCACGGCCGTGCCGCATTTCGCCACGCCGCTGGCCGCACCGGGCACCGGCAAATTCTCGGGCGCCACTGCGATGCTGTCGGTGAACGGCATCCCGTCGCAAATCTGCACCGGCATGTCCGTCTCGCTCGATGGCCAGGTCAAGGTCGACCCGGTGATCGGTTCGAAGTACGCCACGGCCGCCTCGCGCGGCAAGGTGATGGGCTCGGGCCAGTTCACGGTGCTGCTGCAGGACGCCACCTACCTCGACTACTTCAAGTCCGAGACGGAAATCCCGCTAGCCTACGCCATGGCGTCGGGCACGGCGCCGGCCGCCGACGTGCTGGCGCTTGCCATGGGCCGCATCAAGATCACCTCGGCCAAGATCGACGACGGCGAGAAAAACAAGATCGTCACCTGCGCCTTCGACGTCCTGCGCTACAAGGGCACGGACGCGCAGCATGAAGCGACCACCCTGACCATCCAGGACAGCGCGCTGTAAGCAGCCAGCGCCTGCACCGGGGCCGCCGCGATGGCGGCCTTTTTTTATATTTTTCTACTTCATCCAGAAAGCATCACACATGAACAACGCGCAAAAAATCCAGGCAGGTTTCGACATCGGCAATATCCACGCAGCGGCCACTCCCGTCACGTTCGACGTGCCCGTCATCTTCGATGCGGACGGTGAAGCGGTGGCCGGCCTGACCATCGTCGGCAAGAACAGCGAACAATACCGGGTCGCCAACAACGCCGTGCGCGCCGAAGGCTACAAGAAATCGGCACGCCGCAAGACGGCCATCGACGCCTCCACCGACGAAGGCGCGGAACTGCTGGTGCAAGCCATCGACGGCAACCAGAAGCGCCTGGCACTGGCCGTGGTCATCGGCTGGTACGGTTTCACCAGCAATGGCGCACCCGTGCCGCTCGATCCGGCGCTGCTGGAAGCGGCTTTTGAAAAGTACCCGACCTGGCAGGAAAAAGTCACCACCGCGCTGGAAAACGAGTCGAATTTTTTGAAACTCTGACGGCCAGCCTGCTGCGCTACGCCGGGCACCAGTTCGAGCGCGGCGCGCGCGCGGCCGATGGCTATGCCAAGGGCGAGCATATCGATGCCGCCCGGCGCCATCCGCTGTACCGCGCGCCGCCCGAGGAGGCGACGCCGCCGATGCCGTTCGAGCTGGCCCACGTGTGGGAATGGTTCGCACAATTGAACCGCAAGCGGCAGAACGGCATGGCCGTCAACCCCATCGCCAGCACGGAAATCCTCGCCTGGCAGGCGCGCCACGCCATCGCCATCGAGCCGTTCGAGCACCAACTGCTCGACCAGCTCGACGCGCTGTTCCTGTCGCATCAGCATGCGGCGGGCTGACCCGCATTTTCCAACCCGGCCGCCATGCGCGGCCTTTTTTAGGGGCCAAACATGCCAGAGATAACGGAAATATTAATTGTTGTGAATACGGCGGAAGTGAGGGCAGGTACGCAGGCGATAAGCGACCTGGCCGCCGCCAGCGGCGAGGCTGGACATCAAGTCCAGGATGCGAACACCAGGATGCGCGATTCTGAGCAAGTCATGCGTGCGCAGGCCGAGGCGATACGCGCGGCGGCAGATGCATCCAGAGTCCTTGGTGACGAAAGCAGCGACGCTTCGGATGCCTTGTTCAAGGGCATGATCGCAGTCGAAGGCTTTGCAAGGGCGTCGCTGAAGATCGGCGAAGGCGGCATGAACGCCGACGTCGGGAAAATCAAGGATGGCTTGGGCGAACTGGCGAATGTATCTGGCCTGACGGAGCTGGCAATCACGCGTTTGGGCGCGGGGCCGGTATTGGCCCTGCAAATGCTTGGGGAAGCTGCCGCATTTGCAGCAAGTGCCTACGTGAAGGGGCAACAGGAGTCGGATAATTTTTCCAGGGCAATGCAACTGACAGGCAATTCAGCTGGCGTTACGGAAGGGCAGTTCAATGACATGGTCAGGTCGGTTGCCAAGCTTGAGAACGCAGGTATGGGCGAGGCACGCGTAGCCTTGCAAACATTGCTGGAAACGGGAGAGTTTACGGGCGAGGCCATGCTGTCGGTTGGCGCCGCCGCTGTAGCCGCGGCGCAGCGTACAAATAGGCCAGCAGGGGAGGTTGCCGCGAACTTTGCCACGATGGCTGGCGGTGTTGTCAACTGGGTCGATACCCATGCCGAGGTGTATCGAACACTGGATGCCAGCCAGTATCAGCATATCAAGACGCTCGAGGAGGAAGGCAAGACCCAGGAAGCGATGATTGCGACGGCGAAGAGTTACAACGAGGAGCTGAAAAAACGCGGCGAAAACCTGAGCTTTGTTGGCGCTGCGATGCGGGATATTAACACCCTCCAGTCGAATGTTAGCGATAGCGTCAATGGAGGCGGACGCAGGACCACAGTGGATGACAAGATCGTTCGACACGATGAGAGCGTCGAGTTGTTAAAAGCCACAGGCCATACCAGCCTGGATACGCATGAAGGCATGGGCATAAGTGGCAAGCAATTGGAGCAGGTTCTTGCACAGATGGCAAAGGCCAGGCAGGTGCTGGTGAATCAGCAAACCCAAGAGAGAAAAGTTGCCGCTGCGCAGCTTGCGACTCAAGAAAAAATGATGCTGAAAAAGAAGCAAAAAAGGGCATCGACGCGCTCACTAAGATTTATGCCCAAAAAATTAGCCAGGAATCCGCAGTACTTGAGAAATACAACAAACACGTTGCCAGACTAAACGGAACGCCACTGGCGGTTCCCTTTGCTGAGCAGGAAAAGATGCGTGCCAGTATTCATGCCGCTTTCAAGGTTGCACCACCTCCGCCCGCCTTTGGTTCTGACGATCGCGAGGCAAAGCGTGCCGGGCAGTTGCAAGCCATTCAAAGTGAGTTGCGCTTGAAAACGGAGGGCTTTGAGCAGAGCGCCAAGCTCGATGAATTGTATCGCAAGGGGAGCACCCTGAGCGACGAGCAATACTTTGAGCGTCGTCAAAACGCCATTCGCGAGCGGGGCAAGGCGGAAGCGGATGCCTACCAGAAGCAGATCGATGTGTTGAGCGCCTTTAAGGCGAAAACGCCGCAAGCTGTTCAGGAAAACAAGAACAAGATCGCCGAAGCTGGCGCCGCCAAAGAGCGGGTGGAACCGAAGGTGCAGGCCGAGTTGGCACAGGTGAATGAAATCGCACGCCAGCAGACGGCCGAGACTCTGAAAAAGCAGGAAGAGGATGCGAAGGCGAAAAGGGACAAGAAACGCGCCGATACCAAGGCAGCTGACGAGCAGCAATGGAAAGAGGCAGCAGATGGTGCCAAAGCCTTGGGCGATGCGCTGGAAAAGGCTTTCGGCAAGGTGGGTGGCACGATAGGCAAGGTGACCTCCGCGCTGGTTGAGCACAAGAAGGCCCAGCAAGACATTCAAAGAACCCTGGCGAACGCGGAGGAGGATGCCCAGGGGACAAATCAAAGGAAATCGCCGCGAAATCGAAAGCGCAGCTTGATTCCACGCAAGCCCAGATGAAAGGTTATAGCGACATGGCTGGCGCGGCGGCTGGCTTCTTCGACGAGCAAAGTGCAGGCTACAAAGCCTTGAGTACGGTATCGCAGGTGTTCCATGCGGCGGAAGTGGCCATGACTCTGGCCGAACTGGTGCCAAAGGGAATCAGCGCAGTGCTGAGCCAGGGATCGGGCGACCCCTATACCGCGTTTGGCCGCATGGCGGCCATGGCCGCGATCGTGGCAGGCTTGGGTGTGGCGATTGGTGGTGGAGGCGGCGGTAATGTCGATGTCGCCAAGGAGCGCCAGAAAGCAAACGGCACCGGCACGGTGCTAGGTGACTCATCCGCCAAAAGCGATTCGATCGCGCGCAGCCTGGCCATCATGGAAAAAAATTCCGGTTTGGGCCTGGCGCATACCATTTCAATGGATAACTCGCTGCGCAAGCTCGCTGCCGGTATCGGCAACCTGGCCAATCTGCTGGCACGCGAATCAGTGGCCACGGGAGCGGGCGGAGCTGCTGCAAGTGTGCAGACCGGAACCAAGGTCCTGGGAGGCACGATGGGCGTTCTGGCGGGTACTTCTGCTGGTGGCTTGGGTGGCGCCATGCTGGGTACCTATCTGGGCATGGGCATGGCGGCGATTGGTGGCCCCATCGGATTGGTGCTCGGCAGTGTGGTGGGCGCGGTGTTGGGCAGCGTTGTTTCCAAACTATTCAATACTTCCAAGACGGTGGTCGATCAGGGGATTACCGGCAAGGCCATGAGCCTGGGCCAGATCGAGGATATCGGTTTTACCGCCCAATCGTATGCCGATGTCAATACCAAGAAGAAAGCATTGGGTTTTACCTATAGCAATAAGAACAAGACCGAGACGGCAGCAATGTCCGATGACGTCAATCAGCAGTTCACGATGATTATCGTCAGCATGGGCAATGCCATTCGTGGCGCCGCCAACGTCATGGGCGTGGCTGGCGGTGATTTCAATGCACGGATGGACAGTTTCAAGGTCGATCTGGGCAAGATCAGTTTGAAAGGATTGTCGGCTGAGGATCAGCAGAAAGCACTGGAAACGGCATTTTCCGCACTGGGCGACAAGATGGCTGATGCTGGCGTTGCCGGCTTGCGCGATTTCGCCAAGATAGGCGAAGGCGCTTTTGAAACGTTGAACCGTATTGCTAATGATTTCCAGCAAGTCAGTGATGTTCTGTTTGTTCTGGGCAAGTCCTTTGGCGTGACCGGCATGGCCGCCGTCAAGCTGACGGAAGACTTGATCGATGTGGCAGGCGGCCTGGAAAAGCTGACCGACGGAACCTCGTACTTCTATGAGAATTTCCTGTCTGAATCCGAAAAAATGGCGCCGATCACCAAGTCGGTGAACGACGCCATGGGCAAGCTGGGTTTGGGCGGCGTGACGACGATGGATGGTTTCAAGGCTGCCGTATTGTCCGCTGCTGATGGCGTGGCCATCGGAAAAGAAGGATCCGCTGAATTGTATGTGGCGCTGCTGTCCCTGGCCGAACCGTTCAAGAAGGCGGCTGATTATGCTGCTGACTTGGCAGCCGCTACGGGCGAGTTTGCCACGGCGGCGAAAACGGCAAGTGAAGTTGCCAGCGAGCGCCGCAGCCTGCAATCACAGCTGGACACGCTGACGTTGACCGGGGTGCAATTACGTGCAAGGGAGCGTGCACAGATCGCGGAGGCCAATCGCACTTTGTATGACGAAGTGACGGCACGTAACGATCTCTCTGCTGCCTACGAGACGGAATCGTCGGCCCTGAAATCCACCATCGATCGCCTGAAGTCGTTTGGCGACGGCATCCGTTCGTTCAAGGATTCCCTGTTGCTGGGCAGCTTGTCGACCTTGACGCCGATGCAAAAGATGGCCGAGGCACAGCGCCAGTATGAGGAAACGCTGGCCAAGGCGAAGACCGGCGATGCGGCGGCGCAGTCGGCGCTGACAGCGGCCGCCACCGCCTACCTGACGGCGAACCAAGTTGTCAAATCGTCGAGCGATGCCTATGCAGCCGATGCGGCACGGGTGCAGGCCGACTTGGCGGCGCTGGCGGTGATCGCAGGCACGCAGTTGAGCGATGCGCAGAAGCAGCTGACCGCCCTTGATATGCAGGTGGGACAGTTGATCAATCTGAACAAGACGGCGGTCGGTATCCAGGAAGCGGTCGATGCGCTGGGCGCGGCATTGCGGGCAGGGGACAAGACCGATATCACAGGCGGGATGCAGTTCGCATCCGCTTTCGGCATGCCGCTTGCCGCCGTTGACGAAGTGATGGTCGATGCGCCAGCGGCGCAAGCCATGCAGCGCTATTTCAGCGCCGGCGATGGCGCCAACGAAGCGCTGGTGGCAGAGATCAAGGGCTTGCGCGAAGAAGTGCGCCAGCTGCGCGCCGACCAGGATCAGCAGACGGGCGCCATCATCAGCAGCAATTACGACGCCAATGAACGCGCAGCCGACAAGGTGTCGGCCGGCGCCTCGGAAGCGGCCCGGGCCTCGGTCTGGGCCAGTCAATCGAAAGCGAGCATAGTATGAGCGAGACCTTCAATGTGGCCATGAGCGAGACGCAGTTCGCTGCGTGGCTGCGCAATCCCGCAGCGCGGCGCCTGGTGCTGATCGAGGTGGCCGTGCGCAGCGGCGCGACGGAAATGACGCGCTTTCTGAGCACCGGCGCTTATGTCACGGCGCCGGACGATACGCCGCCGAACCTGGCGTACCAGTCCATCGTCTCGACGGGCATGCAGTTCACCGAGCAGCTGTCGCTGGGCGGTGAAGCCAGCCTGTCGGCGGGGGATATCGAGGTCCACAATCCCTCAGGCATCCGTGACGCCTGGCTCGATGATGTGTGGATGAACCGTCCGATCCGTGCCTGGATTGGCGATCCGCGCTGGCGCCGCAGCGACTTCCGCATGATCTTCAATGGCGTGGTGGCCGACATCGCGCCGAAAGGGCGCGACAAGTTGGCCCTGAAACTGCGCGACAAGCTGCAACGCCTGAATACCCCTGTCAGCGAGGCCAAGCTGGGCGGTGCGACACTCAACAAGGACGCCGTGCTGCCACTGGTCTTTGGCGAGGTGCACAACATCACGCCACTGCTGGCCGATCCGGCCTTGCTGCAGTACCAGGTGCATGACGGCGTCATCGAAGGGATCATCGAAGTGCGCGATAACGGGCTGCCAGTGCGGGTGACGGCGGATAAGACCAGCGGCAAATTCGTCCTGGTGGCGCCGCCCGCCGGCACCTTGACCGTGTCGGTGCAGGGCGACCGTACGACCGGCTACGCCAATACGGTGGCGGCGCTGGTGCGGCGCCTGGCGACAGGCTATGGCAAGGCGGGCGATCGCTTCGTCGATGGGGACCTGGATACGGCCAACTTGGCGGCCTTTGATGCCGCGCATCCGCAAGCGGTCGGCCTGTTCCTGGCCGGCCGCACGAATGTGCTCAATGCCTGCCAGATGCTGGCGTCCAGCCTGGGCGCGCAGCTGGTGATGTCCCGCCTGGGACAACTGCGGTTGCTGCAGATCAGCCTGCCGCCAGCGGGAACTCCAGCTGTAGTGGGGCCGCAGCACATGGTGGCCGGCAGCTTGACGCCTGTCAGCCGCAATGCGCCGATGGCATCCGTCAAGCTGGGGTTCAGCAAGAACTGGACGGTGCAAAGCGGCCTGCAGACGGGTATCCCCCTTCAACACAAGGATCTGTTTGAAACGGAGTGGCTGACCACCACTCGTTCGGACGCGGGTGTGCAGGCCGATTACCGGCTCGATGCGGAACCCGTGCAGCAGGACACCATGCTGCTGCGTCGCGTCGATGCCGAAGCGGAAGCCACGCGCCGCCTGACGATCAGCCGGGTACCGCGCACGGCGTATGAATTTGACGGTACAGCGGAAATGCTGGCGCTGGAATTGGGACAGGCCGTGACGGTGACGCATCCGCGCTTCGGCATGGCGAAGGGAGTGACGGGCCAGGTTGTTTCGCTGGCACCGGACTGGCTGACAGGAAATGTGAAAGTGGGGTTTATCGTATGAGCATCATCATCAATGACCGTGACGTGCTGCTGCAGGCAACGTCGCCAAGGTTGACGGCGCCGGAAGCGGGGGCCGCGCTGCTGTTGACGCTGGACACGCCCGTGTTCCACGTCAGCACCAATGGTGCCGGTTCGCCGGCCGCCGTCAATTTCAAGGCCATGCAAATTAATCTGCCCGGCACTGTGCAATTCAGCTGCAGCGCTGGTGGCGTCCTGAGCGGCAGCGGCAATACCCGCAGCCTGGCCTTCAGCGCCATGTCGGTGCAGCAGGTCACCGTGACCGCCACCTTGCTGCACGACAGCGGCGTGACGTTCACGGCGCAGCAGATCGTCAACAAGGTGCAGGACGGTTCGAACGGTGTGCCGGGGTCGAATGGCTCGAATGGCAGCAGTGGCAAGTCGGCGCGTCAATGTTTTACGCTGATCGATGGCTATGCATTGGCCTTCAACCCGGCCAGCGTGACGGTACCGGGCGACGCCTATCCGCCTGTGGGTACTTGGGGGGAGACGCGCGCCTGGGGGGCGGCCGTCAGTTCAGCCCCGGTAGCTGGGCAGGCTTGGTTCCAAACAAATGGTACTTATGACCCCATTATCAATAGGACAGAATGGTCGGTGCCGTATCTGAGCTACTTGAAGGTTGGACAATTGTCAGCGCTAAGTGCTGATTTGGGATCAGTAAACGCCGGCGCTATCAATATTAATAACCGTTTTATTGTTGATGCGAATGGTGGAGTCACCATTCGCGGCAACTATGGATTGGCCGGGCATGTGATTACTAGCGATGCGACTCGTGTATATGATGAGCGTGGAGTTTTGCGCGTCAACTTGGGGAAAATATTATGATTTACGGACTGCAAATTTTCAACGAGTCTAAAAAATTAATATTTGACTCATCTATAAGTTCTGGTGGTGTATTTCTTGGTATTTTTAATGTTCCAAAAGATGGAGCAGTATATACTTTTAAAAGTATGAAGGGTTTTTCAAATGGATTTGCAATTAATCTTTATGGTGGTTCCGGAGCGTCTGGGATGAGCTATGATAATTTGCTTGGGTATCCAAGATTTGTTTTTAATGATCTTAACTGGGGCGAGAAGTTGCGCTATTGGTAAAATGAGCGACTATGGTTTGCAGATTTTCAATGTAGATGGCGAGTTGACTATTAGTAGTGAGGCGAAGTTGTTGCATTATCTCGGAAAACCGGAATTTATGTATACGGTCCAAGCTAGCGGTAACGCTGAAGATACGAAGTCAAATGCTAGAAAATCTGGCTACTCAAAATATAGATTTTATAATCAAAATCAGTTTTTTGTTGCTGTAGACCTTGTAATCCAGAAAAGTGTTGGTGTAGTTAGTATAGATCTCGTATCCCCGGGAGTATGGGATATAACGGTTTATTGTGGAAGCTCTGGTGATGGCTATGGATTTGATAACGTTCAGCATTATGTTGATATTTGGGCGTTCGGATTTGTTGGATTAATTTCCGAGAATTGGTCGTTGTCATTATATGATAGAGAAGGGAAATTGACGGCTGATTTTTCACGTATGCATCCTCTATGGCCGCGTGCAGTCGTTAATGGATATAAAACGCCGATACAAATTTCCCTCGATTGGTACGCCCCGTCATTCTTGGTATGCCAACTAAATTTTTGATGTTTAATCGACCTCGTCTTTGGGGTGGGCGACTAAATGATTATGTCTCGCAAATGGACTTCTGGAACCGGACCACAGATACTGATCTGACCATTGTCACCCGTACCAAATTACAGTACACCATCAATGACCCTGATGACCCAGATGCTAATGGCGACGGACCATGTGGTGGGATTATTATCGAAGGTGTAGACCTTCCTTAAAAGGAATGCACATACTTACGGTTAATTAAAAATAGATAATTTTGTTGATAAAATATATTGAAATTCAAAAGAGAATAATATGAAAAATTTGAGAATTATTTACCACAATGCTGCGGACTACGCTGCGCTTACAGTATCAAGCCAAGCGTCCGGCCTTTCTGTGGTGAGCCTCTCGACAGACATAAAGTCCGAAGTCTGGCGTTCCACAGGCACAAACGCCACGCTGCGCGCGGTTTTCCCTTCGGCCGCGCTGATCGGCGCAGTCGCGCTGCCATTTTGCAACTTAAGTTCAACCGCGACCCTGCGCGTGCGCGGCTATGTGCTGGCGGCCGATGCGGCACCCGCGTTTGACACGGGCAACCTGCAGGCCTGTGCCCACCAGCCGCTGGGGGCCTGGGACTGGGGCCTGGAACCATTAGGCGTGAACGCCTTCTCGTATGGCGGCGGCGCCTACGGGCGCATCTGGTTTGCACCGGCTTGGGTAGAAAAACTGGAGATCGACATCGATGATCCGCTCAATCCTGCCGGGTATATCGAAGCTTCACGCCTGGTCGCTGGCATGTACTGGTCGCCTGAAAGCAATGCCGATTATGGCGCTTCGGTGACGGCCGACGACGCTAGCCGGCATTTCCGCAATGAAGGCGGTGATTTGCTGACGAATGTGGGGCCGCGCAGCCGCAAGCTGGCCTTGAGCCTGACTGCCATGTCGCCCTCCGACCGCAGCAAGTTGATGGCCATTTTGCGCGGCAATGGCAAGTCGCGTCCAGTCTTCATCAGCCTGTTTCCCGAATCAGACGACCCCTTGCTGGAACAGGACCATCAGGTGTACGGCAAGCTGCCCGATGCGGTTGCCGTCGCCACGCCGCAATTCGAACGTTATTCGACATCCATTACGGTAGAGGAAATCTGATGCCCGCCAATTTTTATCCAGGACAGACCGACTATCTGCGCAAGCTTAACAACTTGGCGCTCGCTCAGGACGTGGCGGATATTCCACGCAATGCGGCTGCAGCTGCGGCAGCTGCAGCAGAGGCGGCACATTCCGCAGCTGTTGCCAGTGCAGACGCGGGCAGAGCATCTGCATCAGCTGTATACGCAGGCGCCGCGTTTGCCTCGCTCGACGCGCGTTATCTCGGCGCCAAAGCGCTGCCGCCGACGTCGGACAACACCGGCGGTGCGCTGTTGGCCGGCGCGACCTACTGGGACACCGTGCTGAACGGTGGCTGCCTGCGCGTATTTCAGGCCGGCGCCTGGACGACGATTCCGGCCAACGTGGCGTCGCAGATAAGCAGCACGCCGGCGGGCGGGATCGTTGCGACGGACGTGCAGGCGGCGCTGGCCGAATTGGATGCCAAAAAAGCGGCCCGCGCGATGACGCTGGCTGGCTATGGCATTACTGACGCCCTGCCGGGCTCATATGTGCCGACCTGGGGCAGCATTACTGGTAAACCACAGTTTGCGGCGGTGGCCACGTCAGGCAGCAAGGCCGATGTTGGCCTGGATAGCGTGGACAATACCAGTGATGCAGCTAAGCCTGTGAGTGCCCCGCAACAGGTCGCCCTCAACTCCAAGTTGAATGCGGCAAATCCGAGCAGCACTGGCATCTGGTCCCATACCGGCGGGCCGCTATCGTTGAGTTCCGGCCCCTCTTCCTGGGGGGTAATGAGATCCGACATTGTCGGAAACTCCTACATGGCCTTTATAAAAGGGGGCAGCTCATTGCAAATTGGATATCTAGGCTCAGATGGGGGGCGTTGGTGGTTGGTGGCACCGGTGAAAATTTTGTGCTCCGCGGCACGAGCCATTTGATTTTAGCATCGGACGGCGGGGTAGTTCGCCCGCGCGTCGACGACGCACACAATCTTGGCTTATCCAATTATCGTTGGGGGAACTCCTATTTTTCGGTCGCTCCAACTATCACATCAGACGCACGCGAAAAAGATATGTTTCGTGCGCTCGAAGCCGTAGAGATTGCTGCGGCCGCCGACATCGCACGGGCGATTAGAGTATATCGCTGGAAAACCGCAATAGCGATAAAGGGTGGCGGCGCCCGCGAACATATCGGGCCGACCGTCCAGGCCGCGATAAAGATCATGGAATCTCACGGCCTCGACCCGTTCAATTACGGATTCATCTGCTACGACTCGTGGAAGGGGGAAACCATCGAGCATGCAGCCATCGAGGCGACAGACGACAGGGAAATGCAGGCAGCATGGACAGAAACGATTCCCGCCAGCGACCGCTACGCATTTCGCTACGACGAGTTGAATCAGTTTATCGCAGCAGGATTGGAGGCGCGCCAGACCGCGATCGAAGCCCGGCTCGCTGCTCTAGAAAGCGCAGTTCCGTAATTCCACGTCGTTGACTTACAGAAATTAAGCCTCCTCCGGGCGGCTTTTTCATTTCCAATCGCTTTCACAAATACTGTCTCACCTTCCCTAGAAATGAGACAGCCATGCTTGGACTGTCGGCATCAGATATTCCTCCGCAGCTACAAACTCACACCCACCACCTGAAAGGCAACCATGGCCCTCGAAACCACCGCCGCCGGCGGCGCATTGATCAAACTGTTTGGCGTGCCCGTGCTGGCCGGCGCCGCTGCCACGTCGCTGGGCTTCATGTTCATGTGGCCCCAATCCACGAAGGAGGCATTTATTCGTTTTTGTTCCAGCATCATCATTTCCACCTTTCTCGGCCCTGTGCTCGTGGCCGCCGTGCTGTCGTGGTGGCCCAGCCTGTTCGACAGCGCGAAGACCGTGGCCGGCTTGTATGGCGGCGATCCGTCCACGGGTTTTTTGTTCATCGCCGCGCCGGTGATGGTGGCAGCCGGCTTGCCCGCCTGGTGGGTGCTGGGCGCTTGCGTGCGCTGGTTCGACAAGCGGCGCGGCAAGGATATCGGCGAACTGGCGGCCGATGCGGCCGCTGCCGTCAAGGATGTGCGGGGCATGCTGTGACCGGCGCCCAATTGATGCATATCATGCCGCTGGCCGGTCGCCGCGCTACGCTGTTCCTGGCGCCCCTGAATGCGGCGATGGCCGAGTTCAGCATCGATACGCCGCTGCGTCGGGCGTCGTTCCTGGCGCAGGTGGGGCACGAATCGGGCCAACTGCGCTATGTGCGCGAGCTGGCCAGCGGCGCGGCGTATGAAGGACGGGCGGATTTGGGTAATGTGATTGCTGGTGATGGCGTGCGCTTCAAGGGGCGCGGCTTGCTGCAGGTGACGGGGCGCGCCAACTATGCGGCGTGCGGCGTGGCGCTGGGCCTGGATTTGCTGGCGGCGCCGCAACTGCTGGAGCAAACAGTTTTCGCGTGTCGCTCGGCGGGTTGGTTCTGGCAATCGCGCGGCTTGAACCGTCTGGCCGACGCGGGCGACCAGGAACGGGTGACGCGCCGCATCAACGGCGGCGTGAACGGCCTGGCTGAGCGTCTGGCCTTGTTCCAGGCAGCGCGCAAGGTGCTGACATGAAGCCGTCGTTGAGTATCGTGGCCATGCTGGTGTTGTTGGGGGCAGCCGTGTTTTGCGCCCAGCGCTGGGGCCGCGAAGCGGGCAGTTCCGCGTGCGCCGCGCAAGTGCTGGAGGTGCAAGCCGTGCTGCAGCGCCAGACCCAGGCCCTCAATGCGATGCGCGAGGAGGGCGCGCGCCGGTCGGCGAAGGTACGGCAGGCGCTGGCCGCGGCGCAGGCCGGACAGGCAGATGCGCAAGCGGCTGCGGCGCGCATCCTTGCGCTGCAGCCCGAAGGCGACGCCTGCCGTGCCGCCGAGGCGATGATCGCCAGCGAAATGCCATGA